TTTAATGACTATAATTACAATTATTATGGTTATAATATACACTATTATTTATTCAAATACATTTTATATTTTATTTATAATATTTAATGACTAAAAGAAAAATCAGAAAAAAATCAAAAAAAAAAAATATTAATTTAACTACTTTAAATGATAATAACTCTCATAAAATAAATAATAATATTTTTATTAAAGATATCATAGAAGATATAATTAATATTATTGAAAAAAAATCAAATAATATTCAAATTAATATTAAAAAATCATCAGAAAAATATATACATAATGATATTAATAATAGTAATAATATAAAAAATACGAATAATACAAATATTATCGAAAAAAATAAAAAAAATGTTTTAAATAATTTTTTTGAAGAATTAGATATTGTATCTAATCCTATTCATGGTAAATATGGTCAAGAAAAACAGATTGAACAAGTTATTTATAATAATTATATAATTAGTAATTATATTGATGAAAAATGGAATAGTTTTTTGACTTTTTTTCGATTAAAAAATTGATTCTTATCTTAAAAATAGATTAATATAATTGTAATAATATGGATACTGAAAATTTAATTTGTAAATGTCCTTTGTGTATAGCTTTTTATACTACAAAATATTATTGTATTGAAAATATAAAATATATACATAAAATAACATCTAAAAAATCTAAGTACGAAATAAAATAATAATTTAAACATCTAAATATGTAAAATTTATTATATAGTTATACAAAAAAAAAAATAATATTGATAATAATTCATAAAAAATTATAAATAAAATAGAATATTTGAAAAATTTTTTCATATATGTGAAACTATTTATGTTTTCATTAATTATTTGTTCATTACATATAATACAACCACCTTTTTTTTTTATTATTTTTTTAAAACAATCATAATGAATAGTAGGCTTACATTCACAATTATGAAAATATTTATTATTTTTATAATAATCATAAAATAATTCACTGTCACTATCTTCCAAACAAAATGTACATGTTAATATTTTTTTTTCATTTATGCATATGTTATTTAACCAATATTTATTCAACTTTTTATAATTTATAATGTAAAACATAATTATTATTATTGATCATTTATTAATATGATTTTAAATTTATTAATATATTTTTTATATATTAATATGATAATAAAAATCTTTGGAGACTCTCATTCCAGAATTTTTAAGAAAATTAATTTAAATAAATATGATATTGATGTTGAAAGTATTTCTGGTGCTAGTTTATCCGGATTAACAAATAAAAATTCACAATTACAAGTTAAAAATAAAATTCTAAATTATTTACAAAATAATAAACCTTCATTTTTAATACTTAAATTTGGTCAAGTTGATATTGATCTTCAATATTATTTCAAAATTGTTATGAAAAATCAAAAAATTAATAAAGAAATATACATAAAAAATATGATTAATAACTATATTAAATTTATTCATGAATTATCTAAAATTTATCCAAAAAATAAAATTATAATTTATGGTATTAATCCACCATCTTTAATTGACAAACAAAAATGTTTTGAATACACATTACGCATAATAGCTGAGAAAAATATTAATGAAGATATAAAAACAAAATTATTAAATAATATTGAATCTATTCAACAACGCACTTCTTTCTCAAAATTATTTAATGATACTTGTAAATATTATTGTAACAAAAATAATATTAAATATACAGAAGTATTTCATGAAATGATAGAAAATAATATAATTATGTCAAAATATACAAATAATAATGATCATCATATTAAAGGTATCGAAAATGAAAATTCTAATTTTGAACCTACCAATTCTTTATTCAAAAAAAGTTTAATCAATATAATACAATAAATTTTATTTTAATTTTTTATATATTAATATTATAAATGATATATAAAAATATATATTATGGCTTTATGTCCAGAATAATTGCTACATTCATCTTTTTTATTTTTTTAAAAAAAATGGAAAATATACCTTTTATTCAAAAATATTTATACTTACTCATCTTCATTGGCTTATTAGTGTTAGACTCTATTGATACGTTTTATTTATTAAATATTAATAATGTTCATAATTTTGATATTATTTTACATAAATTATATAAAATCAAATATTATCAAATTAATGATAAAATTATAGATACATTTACTTATTTGTTATTGATTAGTTTATTTCCATCTGATAATATTTTGAAATTTTTTGTCTTATATCGATTAATTGGTGTTTTACTATATTTAAAAACGAAAAATAACTATTCATTAGTTATATTTTTTGACTTTATAAAAGAATATTTATTATATTTATTTATATTCGGTCATAATTATATTTATCTAACCTTATTTTTAATTCTAAAAATAATTCTTGAATTTTATTTATATTCTCAAAAAAATATATAATTTTATTCATTTATTGTAAATGATTCAACTTGGATATCTTAAAGACTTTATTGCTGTATTTTTATTTTTATTTATTATATTTAAATTATATAATATTAATCATACAAACTTAAATCAAGTAAAAAAAGAATTAATTACTTATTTTATAATTGCTCTCTTAACCGATTTCCTTTTTACAATTTTTCCAAATTTTCATAATTCAATTTTAGGTTATAATTACTATTCTTATACACTATTCATTATAGCTTTTATAACTATAGGATTTTTTATTTATTTCAATATTTATTAATTATTCTAATCTATATTATGATGATTTTTAATTTCTGTGAAGGAGAAGGAAAGTGTCTGATACAATGTAAATGTGTATGTACTTCAAAATGTGAATGCGTGCATAAAAATCATAATGGATATTGTCCCAATAATTGTTGTGAATTAATACCATGTCGAAATAATGACTTGTGTAATAATAAAATGCCATTATGGATTTTATATGAACATAATGGTTTATGTGATACATGCTTTGTCCAAATGGGAAAACACGAATATATAAATGAATCAGTAGAAGAATGTCCAATTTGTCTTACAGATTCAACTATGGTTAAATTAGAATGTAACCATTTACTGTGTAATGAATGTTGGTATAATATAACTTTACATAGTGAAAACGATGAAAATAAGGATTTTGTACCCGAATGTCCAATGTGTAGAAATAAAAACTAAATAATTTAAAAAATGATTTTTTTTCAAACTATATTTAAAAATATGGATCAAGTATATAACAAATTATCATTATTATATAATATTAATGATGATAAACATGTTGTCAGTTTAAGTTTCAATATTGATGTACGAAAATTAAATATTGAATGTACATGCCCAAAAAGATGTTTTTGTATTCATACTGATTTCATTGTGGATTATATATATAATTCATACTTTCATTATGATGAAATCGATCACGATGATGTATCATTAATAGATACTAATAATAAATTATGGTTACCAGTACATGAAACAGATATTCATGATAATAGTATTTTTATTAATATTGAATTATTGTATGTTTGTAATAAATTTCATTATTATTGCGCTTTTTGTGAGCCTGGAATACATGATGTTGAAAAATGCAGACATTTAGACTATATAATTAAAAAATTTACAGAATATTATTATGAATTAAAAGAACAAAATGAAGATATTAACAATATTAACTTTGATGAATTAAATTTTTCACAAAATAATGAAAATGAAAATGAAAATGAAGATTCTAATATGGAAATATAAAAATTAATTTATTGTATATTTTATTTTATAGGAAAAATAAATCATACTTTTTATAATACAAAACATTTTATATCAATAAAAAAATACACTTAAATACAATATTAATATAGTTTTTTTTTATTATAATTTATATTCTAAATAAATAATATTATATAAATTAATGATATTGATATTTGACACATTTGCTGGATTATGTAATCAATTTCTTGATATTCAAACAGCTATAAACTTTTCTAATAAAAATAAATATTATTTTACTTTTAGATATTGTTCATTTAGACAGAAAGATTTAAGTTTATTTTTAAATAAAAATTTTGATGCTTTATTTGATAAAAAGATGTTTAAAATTATGAATTATTATATTGATTTTGAAAAAATTAAAAATAAGATAAATGAAAACAACACATTTAATTTAAAAGAAAAAAGAGTTATTGAATTATTTAAAAATGAAAATGAATTAAATAATTTTATTGAAAATTCTAAATTCGAATTTATAATATTGCCCCAATTTTTTTCTATTTGTCAATTTGACAAACTAAAAAATTATTATATCAAAATTAAACCAAATCCTAAATTATATTCTATATTTTTAAATCTAAAAAAACACTTATTACCAGAAAAATATAACTTTTTACATTTTAGATACGAAAATGATTTTACATCATTTTTTAACATTAATTATGTTTTATCAATTGATTCATTATTACAACGCCTTAATTTTAAAAATAAGAATTTAAAAATATATATTGCTTGCTCAAATATTAAAAGCTTATCTAAAACAATTTATTTATCAAATGACATTTATTCTTATAAAAATATAATATTTAAAGATGACCATTTTATTAAATATAAACTTAATAATTTAAACTTTGAAGAAAAAGCATTTATTGATTTTTTAATAGGAATTTATTCCAATGAAGTTTTTGGTCATTCTAAATCCTCTTTTTCTAGCATTTTAAATATGTTTCACAATACACACAATTATTATAACAATTATTAATTATAAATTAAACCTAAATATTTTATTATTTTATATATCATTATGTAAAATAATATTAATGCTATACATACCTTGAAAATATGAAAATATGATTCTTTTTCATCAATATTATTGAATCCTTCGTAACTATATTCATTAAATACTACATTATTAAATCTATTATTTATTTTCAAACTTTTATCCTTTTTTAAACAACACATATAATATTTTTTTATTTTTAAACTTTTTAAAATCAATTTTTATTTTGAACACATTGATGGATAATTCTTTTGAAAATAATCAATTAATTTATGATGATTTTTATTTATTGCTATGTCTAAACAATTATCTTCTGTACCTGTTTTTTTCCATGGATCAGCTCCTTCTTTTTCAATTAAATTTATTACATTATCATAGTTATTTAAAAATATATTATCATGTAAAATTGTTATTTTAAACCACCATCTTGGTAATCCCCATCTTTTTTGAATAATCAAATCATTAATATTAATATATGGATATTCTTTTTTAAAGATTTCAATATTTTTATTTAGGTTTTCTGGATTTTTTTCATTATCATCTTTGAAAAATAATGATTTATATTCCTTCTTATATTTTTGATAAGGTCCATAATTATCAAATACAGGAGATAAATTTCTATCAAACCATAATTTTTTAACTTCATCCCAATCTTTATATACAAGTGCAGATAATGCTTTACGATATTCTCTTGTTGTCCTTAAACTTCTTCTTCTAAGTCCACAGTTAATTAAATAACTACACAATGGAGTTTTCATTTCTGTATCAATTTGTTTTTCTTGATCATTAAATAATTGAATTACTTCTGTTTCAATTGGTTCTCCTTCTTTATCCCAATGTTCTGTATCATACCAATTATAATTATTATTCCAAGGATATACAGGTGTTAGAGATACTGGACGCATAAGCATAACTAATTTAAAAAATATACATTTTTCATTTTTTGTTCCTTCTATATTATTTTGTAATGATATCCAATTTTTAGTTACTTCACATTGATTATTACCATATTCATCTTCATTGCCGTATTTTTCAAACATAATTGTTGCAATTTGATAATGACCATAATCCAAAGCAATTGTTAATAATGATTCATTTTCATCTATTATATTACTATTTTTATATATATCTATAATTTTTACATCAGGATATAATTTAAAAAAATATTCAAAACATGATATAGTATATCTTAAATATTTATTATTTCCTAATATACTTGTCTTAAAATCATTATTTTTTTCTATAAATTTTATAATATCTTTACTATCCTCATTTAAATACAATTCTTTACGTATTTTATTTACAAATTTCATATATTCTTCATCTCTTCTATCACCATACTGTTGCTTTAATTTTGATGAAAACTCAATTATCATATTTTCTTGTAAGTTGTTTTTTCTTTCCTCTAATATATTTTTTCTTTTCACCCATAAACTAAATAATTGATACATTATCATACTTCCTGTTATCAATATATTATACAACTGTGCATTTAATTCTACTTTACCATTGTACCTTAGTACAATAATTGTAAATATAAATGACATAAAATCTTCAACTACTAATGTTAATATTATTGACATTGATTCAGCAATATTTTCATAAACTATCTTTCTTTTTTTTGATACAACTAATAATTTATCAATCATTTTACTTTTTTCAATTAAACCTAATTCTATATCAGAACTTGGATTAATTTCATTTCTATTTAAATATTTCATTTTTGTTAATTGTTTCTTAAATAACGTATTCATTACAAAAGAAAATCCTGATAAACACATGATTATAATTGCCCATGGATGAAAAATTATCATATCTTGATTACCATATATGTCAAAGAAATTAATAACGTCTCCCATTAAATCAAAAAATTCAGCAAGAAGTATTGCTCTATTATTTACAATTACTGAATATAATATTTCAAAAAAAGTTTGTTTTTTTT